GCAAGTATCGAGGCCGACAAGGATGTCGACCTGCCAGAGCTTGGAGAATACATTACCGAGCTTCTTTCAATCGGCTCGCACTGGATCAAGCGAGCCACCGACGCCGAGGCGGAGCGCCAACGCCTCGCGGCCGAGCTTGCGGCGGTGCAACAAGGCCAGCTATCGTCGGCCATGTTCGCGGCGATAGATGACAGCCATACGATCCAAGAACAGGCCGAGCGTATTGGGAAGTTAGAGGCCGAGCTTGCGGCGGTGCGGGCGGAGCGGGACGAGTTGCTCGAGAGGACCGAAAGTCTTTGTGAGCCCAATCGGTCGATGGTGCTCAAAGGGTACTGGGTGGGGGAACCGACATGCTGAGCGACGACGCAATCCGCGAGTGTCCGAAGTGCGGCCTGCGAGCCTTCAGCTACGACACCCGCTGCCGCGGCTGGTTATGCCACATGACCAACTGCCGCCATTTCGAGGCGGCAGAGAAGCCGAGGCCTGAGCAAGCACGCATTGCCGAACTGGAGGCCAACAATGCCTCGCTCCGCCAGCGGGTCGAGGAGTTGGAGGCGGGCAAGCCAAAACCAGCCGACTTGGCCGTACTATTCGCACAACTGACTGATGATCAGCGCGATGAGGTAGTAAGCGGCTATTGCCGACACTGTTGGAGGCCCGACCCACGCTGCCAGTGCGGGAACGATGAATAGCGCCATGCCGTACGTCTGCTGGCGGGGCGGGACGCGGTGAAGGGGGAGGGGTGAGGCGATGGAGGAAATTGAGCTGGTCAAAGTCTGGTTGCGTGAGCCTCGATTAACCTTTATGTTTCGCCGAGAAATGAGCGGACAGAACAAGAACCGTACAAAAAACCGAAACCGCAAGCGCAAAATCAAGCAGAATCAGCGGCGAAAACTCTGGGCGCGACAAATGCGATGGAGACTCCAACAGAAAGGACCGGATACCCATGCCGACACCGATTGACGACATCGCGGGCCTGACCGACGCGACGATGGGTGATCGGGCCGCTCTGGCGATTGGCTGGACTTGGGAAATCGACGACACAGGCGGCTATTGGTGGGACACGAAGAATCACGCCCCTGTCGAGTGGTCAGACTGGCACCCGTCCACCGACCACAACGACGCCCACCGGCTCGTTGAGGAGTGCGGGCGGCGGGGGCTGCTGCCGCGGCTGATTAACGAGCTAAGCCGGATACGCCGCGGATTAACCTTTGAGGACTGTTTGACGGCTACGCCGCGGCAGATCACCGAGGCGGCGGTGAGGGTGCTGGGGGGAAACACGCCCCGAACCGGCACCCACTAACGCATGTTGATATGTCGGTTCGATGCGTGGTATAATCCAGCAACGACGCTCCCCGCACCAGGAAGACCCCCACTGATGCGACTGCATACCAGCGGCGATACGCGCTATCAGCCCACGAGTGAAGACTTCGCGGCAGCCCGTACCGGCGACCATCACGCCGTCACAAGGATTGTCGATTCCGTTGTCAAGCTCGTCAAAGCCAAGGCCGCCAAGTTCCTCGACTTCAATCTGCCCGCACACATCGAACTAGACGACCTGATCCAAGAGGGAAACAAAGCCGTCGTTACGGCCGTCCCCTACTTCGACCCCGCCCGCGGCTACAAGTGGAACACCTACGCCGGCACCTGCGCCTGGCGTGCGATGAGCAATTTCATCAAATCCCGCCACGTTCAGCCCATCGGCGAGCAAGAAGCAGAAGAGGAACGGCCAATGGAGTCGATACCCGCAAAGACGCCAGAACCACCCGAAGACGGGGCCTCACACCGATTAGCCCAAATGCTCCTCAAACTGAATACCCCACTTCGGATCGCGATCAGAAAGAAAAAAGGGTTGCTCGGCGAGAAGGAACGCACCTACGACCAGTTAAGCGACGACCTCACCGCGATGTTAGATCGGCCGATCGACCGGCGGCAGGCAGAGAGCTTGGTGATTGCGGCGGAGATTTGCCTGAAGGAAGTTGCGGGGGAGTGGTGAAGGTAAACTAGGGCATGGCCTTAACACCAAAACATCAACGGTTCGTAACGGAATACCTTGTTGATCTAAACGGGACTCAAGCTGCTATTAGGGCCGGTTTTGCGGAGAAAAGTGCCCGCGTTACCGCCAACCGGCTGCTAACAAATCATAACATTCAGGCGGCTATCGAAGCGGGTAAAAAAAAACGGGAAGCCAAGGTTGAACTGACCGCCGAACGCATCCTGCAGGAGTACAAATGCCTCGCGTTCTCCGACATCGGCGAGATAGTCGATTTCTCCGGTCCCGACCCGCGGCTACGTCCGGCCAACGAGATACCAGAGGCGGCCCGGCGGGCTATCAGCAAGATCAAGCTGAAGCGGTACACGGAGGGGAATGGCGAGTCGGCCCGTGAGGTTGAGGTAGTTGAGTTCTCGCTATGGGGCAAGCGTGAAGCGTTGGACAAGCTGAAAGAGCATGTGGCGATGCCGACACCGCCGCAGGTTCCGATTCAGGTTCAGTTCGGCGGCATCCCCGGCGGCACCCCGATCGGCATGGAGCACGGCGATCGGTTGGACCTGAGCAGGCTATCTGATGACGAGCTCAACGAGTACGACCGTATTACCGCCATCGCCAGAGGACTTCCGCCGGGAGCGGTCCCGGCGGGCCAGATCATCTTGCCTCAAGTTCACAACATGGACGAAGCTGAATTACGAAGTGGGCCGCCCGCATCGGATCATGGCGGCGGCGCTGGATAGAGTCGTGAGCGGCGACTGTAAGCGGCTCATGATTTTCGCTCCCCCTCGGCACGGCAAATCGGAGCTAGTGTCCCGCCGCTTGCCGGCTAAGTTCCTGGGCCACTACCCGCACCTTAACGTCATCGCCACTTCTTATTCCGCAGACCTTGCGTCCCGCATGAACCGCGACTGTCAGCGGATCATGGAGTCGCCGCAATACGCGGAGTTGTTCCCCGATGTCCGGCTGCACGCCAAAGGGGCGAAGACGGAAGGCAACTGGCTGAGGAATGCGGACGTTTTTGAGATCGTTAAGCACGGTGGCAGTTATCGCTCTGCCGGCGTCGGCGGCGGCATTACCGGCATGGGCTTCGACCTGGGCATCATTGACGACCCGATCAAGAACATGGAGGAGGCTTATTCCCAGACAATCCGGGACAAGATTGACGAATGGTACACGAGCACGTTCTGGACGCGGCAAGCCCCCGGGGCTCGCATAATTCTGATGCTTACCAGATGGCATGAAGACGACCTCGCAGGCCGGCTATTGAAGCGGATGAAGGATGGCGGGGAACAGTGGGAGGTTGTCGTTCTGCCGGCTTTCTCGGAGCCGGGACTAGCCCTTCACCCTGACGACGATCGCCGCCCCAACGAAGCTCTCTGGCCCGAGCGGTTCCCTGCATCGTTCCTGCTCTCCGCCCGCAAATCACTCGGCTCGTCGCAGTTCGCGGCGCTCTATCAGCAAAGCCCAACAATCGACGGTGGTAATCACTTCAAGTCGAAGTGGTTTGAATCTACCCGCTACCTCGACGGGGGCGACTACTGGCTCCTGAACGGCCGGAAGTTCATGAAGGCCGAATGTCAGGTCTTCATCACGTCCGACCCGAACGCCAGCGAGAAGAAATCGGCCGACGACTGCGGAAATGCCGTATGGGCGGTGACTCCCCACCAGGACTTGCTGGCTCTCTGGGTGGGTGCCGAACCGCTCGGAATCGACCGCATCATCCCCGAGTGGTTGAGGCTCGCAAACACGTATAATCCATCATTCATCGGTGCCGAGGCGGACGGGTTTCAGGTGTCGCTCGTGAAAGAGGCTCGGCGGACTAAAGGGATGCCGCCCGTCCGCGAATTATCTCACAGCGGCAAGGGCAAGCTAGTACGGGCGACCGAGGCCATCATCATGGCCGAGGCCGGCAAGATTTGGCTGCCGCGGGATAATGAGCCGTGGGTGCAGCCGTTCATTGACGAGCTTTGTCGGTTCACGGGCAAGGACGATCCAAAAGATGCGATGGTCGATTGCACAGCCTACGCGGCATGGTGCGTGCATCGGCTGGACATGGATGAGATTGTCGAGCCGAAGCCGGCCCCGCCAAACTACAGCAACGCCGCGGCGAGCGGGCTATGGGGGAGGAAGTTGTGAGCGACGAGAAGCGATGCGGCAACTGCCGGCACTGGGGTAGCAGTCTGGTTACAGACATGGATCAACGCCAATGCCTTCGAATCAAACATGGTCAGCAATCCATACCCGACGGGGAAATTGTTGCCGCTTGCGATGCTGAGATGTACGAGGCTTGGCTAATGACCGCCCCGACGTTCTGCTGCGTCCTGTTCGAAGCCAAACGGGACTTGATCGAGAAGGTGATGACCAACTCATGAACGAGCAGAAGCCCAAGCAACGCCCCACCCTCGCGGACAAACTCGCCGCATGGGAACGGCTACGGCGGGAAGTGCGGGAGCGGGTGCAAGCCGACGAGGCGGT